CCATTTTACCCTACGCTCTTCTGGCCCTTGCAGCCCCACGCCTTGCGCCGAACTTTGACCTTGGGGGTCCGCTTTTGACTTATGGTCCGCGCGCAGTACGCATCACCACGCTTGGTGCCGGGGCTGGAAACGCGGCGGTGCGTCTTGCCCTTGCTGTCCTTGTACGTCGTGCCGTCGGCGTACTTTTTGCTAGGACTTTGCTTTTTTCTTGGTGCCACCGCTTTTCCCCCGCGCCACTTTGAGATTGCTCCAAGCATTCGGATACTTCACCCCACGCCGCTTCGACATAGCCTTGGCCCGTGACTTCTGAGATGATGTCAACTTAGCCATTACTGGACCCCCGCACGGCCCGAACGCATGAGCGATCTCAAGTAATCAATGTACGCCTGCATGCCGTCTTGCGTCATGTAGTTTCCAAGACGGGCTTCGAATGGATCATCTTGGGGGACCAGCGCGCCCAAGCGATCCAGAAGACCCGCGTACTCGGAAGTCATCATGGAGCCTTCCGTTTGCGGAAGAGGTACAGGCATGCCCTGATCGCGGAGGCTCTGCGCGTAGTTGGCGTCGAGATCGGCTTGAGTGGGCAGTTCTGGGTATTCGATGGGGGCCGGGGTGGCGAAGTAGTCCGCCGTGACCGGGGGCGGCTCGTAGCGCATGGGCTCCATCGACGCGTCCGGTAAAATACCCGATTGGGCGGGCGCACCCCCGCCAGCCAACAGGCGAAAGCCGGGAGTGTTTCGCAGGCGTTCAGGCGCGTTTGCCCTTACTGACGCGAGAAGCTCGTCTATCTCCCGGCTACGGGCTTCAGATCGCGCGATCATCGCGTCAATATCGGCATAGCCAGTCGAACCTGAAGGCGCTGGGTCAGCCCCCGCACCCATAAGCGCTAGAAGCCCACCCTTGGGGCGTCGATTAAACTTTCCCGGCTTGTTTCTTTCCCGGCGATTATACATCTGTGCGACCCTTCAAATTAGATGCTAGCGCGGCCCAGGGCGGCCATACATGGGCATCTGCGGGATACCCTGAGTTTCCAGGCGCATCAGCAGGTCGCCAAACGGTCCCAGCGGGTACGGACCCGCGACAGGCGGGACTGACGGGAGCATGGGCGGCATGGGTGGCCCTTGCATGGGTCGATTAAAACCCATCGGCTCGTAGCCAGCCGTTGGCAAAACCCCCGGCATTGTCGCAGGCATGGGTGGCCTTGCCCTTGGAGGGGTTGTGCTGGGCCGTATCCCAGCGCGCTTGGCTGCGAGCATAGCTGGCGTAGGCTTTTCCGGCTCAGTGTACCCCATAGGGCGTATCCCAAGCGCATTCAACAACCCGCCAAGCGGCCCACCGAACGCATTGGCCGAGTGCCCCATACCACCGCCGTCAAACATATCCCGAAAGAAGCTGTAATCCTCTTGAGGCGTTTCCCGCGACACTATTTTCTGAGGAGGGCCAAACAGATTTTCAAAAAACCCACCCGACGAAGGCACAACCGTCCGACCCTGCGCGTTTGTGCTTAAAGCCGTGAGTGGCCCAGCCTTTGCCCCCTTCAGCATCAGCGCTTACCCTTCGTTGTCGTACCGTACTGCTTCATTTCCGACCACCCTTCAAAAAACCTTGCCTTGAGGTGCCATAGTACCGCGCAATCTGAAAAAAAGAAAGGCCGCGTATGAGGGAGGATCACACGCGGCCTAGTAGGGAGGAGGATAGATGAACACCCACAACAGAGCGTACCCCAACACTACGCCAAACGGCAGCATCAGACAACCCCGCGTATCCCCCGCTTTAGAGGTTTTTTCCACCCGCCCTTGAAAGACGTGCCATACGCCATCGTCGTGTGGTCGGTCGCCAGCGACAAGCACACAGCGTCAGCCCTGTCAGGCGACTTCAGCCCGCGCTTCTTCATCGAATCCTTCGATTCCACCTGTATCCTACCGCTGGCCGTGAACGTATACCTTGGCGCAGCCATCTCAGCGTATAACTGATCGTCCTTAGGCATCGACACGTCCCGGTTCTCCAACCACTCCTTGGCCTTGAACCACAACTCTGCCCGCAGGTTGTGATACGTCGCAGCGCTGGGCCGCTCTGACACATTCAGGCCACGCGCTGGCAACCCCAACTCGCGCAGGCGATCCAGAACACCCGCACCCAACCCAATGCTGTCAACAATGATCTCCGCTGGCCGCTTGGAGGGCGGCGAGGTGTCATACTCAATCTTCACCGCACCAACCAACTGCATCAAATCCAAACCCTGCCACGTCCGCAACGGATGAACCACCGGACCCTGGCGCTTGCACAAAACACTGCTGTCATTCCCGTGCCGCGCAACGTCCAACCCCCAGATCGCCGTCGTGTTCTCGTCAATCTCAACCACATTCCCCATCGCATACTCAAGCAAATGCACCGGGATCACCGTGTCATCTTCAGCAGGCGGGAAATTCCCCAGAACACGCACATGGTACGCAGGGCTATTCTCCCCATACCGCAGCTTCATCTCACTCACAAAATCAGCCGAGACACGCGGACTATCAATGCAACTCACATGCATCGTAGCCCACTGCTCAGACAGCCTATTGTGCGTGTCGTAAAACAAACCAGTGTTCCGCGTCGGGTTCCCCGTCAAAATCGTCGTCGCGCTGTACCCAGACATCGATCCCGCAGCACTCTCAAAAACAGCCTCCGGTACACCACTCGCTTCGTCCGCAATCAACAACACATGCGGCGAGTGAACCCCCGCCAACGCTTCAGGCTGTTCCGCACGGCTTGTCCGACAACTGATAAAACTATCCGCAGCCCGACCACGCAACTCAATGCGATCTCCCTTAACCTCAAATAACTCCTGAAACGGGGGCCGAATATCCCGACACAAACGCTTCACTTCCGCAAACAACGCGTCAAACAACTGCGCGCTGGTCGGGGCAGTCATCACAACCTTCCCCGGAACCCGCCAAGACAAGTGCCAGAGAGCCGCCATAGCCACCGCCGTCGATTTACCAACGCCGTGGCCCGAACGGACACTGACACGCCTCTGACTGGGGTCGGCGACGATGCGGAGGAACTCTTCCTGCCAGGGGTCCGGGTCAACACCCAGAACCTCACGCGCAAAGAGTACAGGATCGTTGCCGTAACGCTTGGCTAAATCCAGAAACGGGTTCTCGTTTGGGCTTGTAGCTGAACGCTCCATGGGGCGCATCATAAAGCAAACAGGGGGTGGGGTGTAGGGAAAAAATTTTTTAGCTGTAGGCTGTTAGCTGTATGCGAATAGTACCTCAGCAATGCACCGCCCGCCGCGACCAAAGGGGGGCCATTTTTTGGCGATTTTACAGCCAAACAGCCCGAAAATCCCCGCATTTAACATAATACCGCCGATAATAGTCATTATGTTAAATGCGTTATGCAATAATATCAAAGACTTAGAAAAATACGCTTGTTTTTGTAGGCCCAACCAAGGCGCGGCATGCGCCACGATCATAGCTCAAAGCTCAAAGCGATGCGCCACACCCGCGCGCGCCAGCGTTGCTCTCGGTGTGTGTGATTTCGCGGTAACGCAACTATCAACCGCAAACAATTCTCTTGAATATATTTGCGGTCGATAACATAAAACACACCAAGAAACAAAAACTGAAAGGAAAGAATTATGACCCCCCTAGAAATCATGTCCGACTTTGTTGGCGCGATCTTAGTGATCTTATTGCCTCTGGTTTTCTTGATATTTTGAAAGCCTAAGATGGGTCGGCTTGGTCTGACCCCTCACCCTCATCCTCATCGACATCAATCGCCACGCCTTCGATGGTTTCCATCACGGCCTTTTCGGCTTCGCTGCTGATCAGTGCTGCGGCCTGACTATGCAGGTCTTCGATCCGCAGGGTCACTGTCGCCTCTTTCTGGCGCACGTCGTATTTCTGGTTCAGCTTCCCGGCCATCCACTTATCGGTATCGACCTGAAGGCGTGCGACGTTGACGTTCTCGCTTGTCGCGTTCTGCGCTGTCTCCACGGCGCGTTGCGCATACGAATGGCCTGCTTGCATCAAGGCTTGATCATATCGCGCTCTGCGCCCTTCGACGCTGTCCACCCACCTGTACCAAGCCCGCCATCCCATGCGCCATTTCGCCAGCATGGTTCTGACGGCTTCGCCGCTCAGTATCCTATCAAAAATCACATCCTCCCCGATCTCTTCGAGTTGTCTCACGCGTTCAAGTGTAATCTTGCCCATATCGTTGCCCTTTCAGCATCAGTTAAATTGGCCGTTTTTCCCACCGACTTCGCCCACCCCCCACGGGGCGCTTCAGACCCTCGGTGCTCGGTGCCCAGTCTTTTCAACTCCTCCTTCTATATATTTGTACTGTACGAACTCCCCCTATTTCTACTCTATACAATTCATTACCCCTCTACCCAATACTTAGTGAGCACTAAGCACTTTTATATATATTTAATAAAAATAAATAAATAAAATAAAGGGTTAAGTAGGGTGCCCAGTGCGGTGCCCAGTGCGGTGCCCAGTAGCAAAAATGCCTCTTTTTAACCACTAGGCACCCACCTCTGGACCCCAAGCCCATCAAAACGGCACGTCTTTGAAGTCCGACGACCCCTCATGCCACCCCCTAACTGTCGCAATCGCCTCATCCCCGTTGCACTCGGCACCGCCTTTGAACCACACGCGATGCAGCTTTCCATTGATTTTGACACGCCTTTTGGCTGTCGGCCTATAGCCTAAATCCCGCAAGATATTTGCCACGACACGGCTCTGCGGCAACTCGCCCCCATCCATCTGCACACAGTTGTTGAGGTGTGTGAAATCGACGATTTTGTCAGTGATGATTTCGCAGGCGTGGTCTTCCAGCGCGTCTTCGACGGTCTGCCTGTCGTCGGAGACGTTTGCTTGGCGCATCTCTTTGAGGCCTGCCGTGATGGGCGCACGCCCGTGCGGATCGAAATCGGCTGACAGCGACTTGGCCCTATTCAACAGGAAGCGTCCGATGGCATCCACGCGTCGGGTGGTTTCGGAGAACAGGCGGTCAAAGTATTTGCCCGCTGCCTCGCGCCCACCGTGTTGGTCGAAGAGGTCTTTCTGTTCCCGGTGGCGTGTGAAGATGACGCAATAGCGCCTGTCGTTGTCGCTGATCGGGACGGCGTCGTGGTGGTTGGTTGTCATCAGGTAACTGGCGAAGTTGGGCGCGTGGTAGCGCGTGGCACCTTTGGGTTCGACTGCGATGGTGTCGTTGGAGATCATCGGTTTGAGTTGGTCGAGGACGCGCCACTTGTTTGTGCCGCTGATGCGGATTTCCTCAATGCCGATCAGCCTACTGCCGACAGCCCAATCGTTAAAGGGGCGTTCGACCATGGACGTGTTGATGACGGTGGCGTTGTGGCCCAGCAGCATCTGCATGACATTGTAGAAGTAGGTCTTGCCGTTCCCTTCGATGCCCCAGAGGAGCATTCCCCAGCGGACGCGCTTGCCTGGGTTGGCGTAGACGTAGGCGAGGAAGTCCATGAGGAGATTGCCCTCGCGCTCGTCGGAGATCGTGTTGCGGACGTGCTGGATGAAGAGATCGACAACGGACTGACCATCGGTGTCGATCGCGCCGGAAGGCTGGGTGCCGCTGTCGTGGTAGAGGTTGGTGTAGGGCTTGCCGTCGGTGCCGCTGAAAAGAGCGGGTTGTCCGGGCCAGTATAAGCCGCGCAGCACGGTGGGGATTTGTACGACGTTGAGTGCGAAGTCCGCGGCGTCTGTCTCGGCAGCGACGGCCTCGCTCGCGCGGTCGAACTTCGCGCGGAACGCCTCGCGGCGTATAGCGTAGTCCGACATGCTGGTATCTATGAAGACGCAGTCGGCCTCGCCGTAGACCCAGCCCTCAAGCCACGGCGGCGTCTCTTGGGTGGCACCATCTTCCCCGGTGTTGCGGCGGGAAGCCTTGATCGGCTTGAAAGACGCCTTGACCTCGCGCAGCCCCATGCCAGCGCCCTTGGCGTAGACCTCATGGACGGTCTTGGCGAGCAGGCTGCGGATGTCGGGGGATAGCTGGATTTCGTTGAGCGCCTGAACACGGCGCTTGAAGGTGGCGTACGTGGTGCGGTCGTGGACCTCTGCGGCTTCGTCTTCAAGAGACAAGGCTACTTCGCTGTCGGGAAGCACCTGCGCTGCCGCACCCAGCCCGCCTGCCTGCTTGATGACAGAAGCCATCGTAACGGGCCGGGACGATCCGCCAAAGCTGCGCCACTTCGTTTTCATTTGGCGGACATCGTGCTTGGGGGATTGCTCTGACCAGCGCAGCCACATGTCATAGCCTTCGCCTTCAGTCTGGTGGTAGATCGCCATGCCGACGCGCAGCCAATCGTCGTAATCCAGATCGTCGGCTGGGTGGTTCTCCAAGATCACGTCCACCTGATCGGGTGTCAGGTCGAGCGGCTGATTGATGATCGCCATGCTGAGATCATCGTCTTCGCTCTCGGCGTAGAACACGCCGCCCTGTTGCTCTGGCGAAATTTCGTCGGGGACGGCCCAGGTTTCGCCGCCCTGTGAGAAGGACCAAGGCTCGACGCCGTGGCGGTGCGAGGCCAAGAACATGATCTGGTTGACCGTGTAGGAACACTTGTCGAGGCCGTCCAAGCCGATCTGATTATAGATAGCGTCGATGACGGCAGGATATTCGGCTGGGGTGACGGCGCGGGACAGCGGCACGAAGATGCGGACGCGAGGTGCCTCAACCGTGTGTCTGAATGTACTGTACGCCGTGAAAGCCCCCTCGACGCCCAGCGCCAAGGCCAGTTCGATGTCTTCCAACGTCGTGCCGGGACTGAAGTTGTCGTAATCCAGCGTGGCAATCGTGCGGCTGGCGATGTTCTCGGCACGGCTGACCGTCTCGTCTTTTCGGATACCACCGACAATCGCGGCACGGCGGATGCTCTCTTCCTTGGTGGCGTAGCCGACAGATCGACCTGACACCTTCGCGAAATCGTCCCACGCCACTTCTCGCGTCTCGGCGTGGGCGAAATTTTTACAGTATGTGAATTTAACCATCATCTTTGACCTCCTCAGATCGGGGTGCTGCCTCACGCAAGCTGCCGACTACCTCTTCATAGTCAAAGCGATAGTGTCCGCTAGGCAGACGCAGCGATGGGATCAAGCCTCGGTTGGCGAGGTCTAAGACCTTGTGTTTAGACAGTCCGAGTTGCTCGGCCAGTTGGCTGGATCGCATCATATCGTGAACTTCCGTGTTGCATCGTGAAGAAATGTAGCCTAAGACGGTGTCTATCGCAACACCGGAGAAACCTAAAATGATTGAAGAAGTGCTGAAAGACTTGACTGAGGCGACCGACGAACTGCGGAAAGAGATCGAAAAGCTCACCGCTACCCTGGGTGCAGCGGCTGGCGCGGAGCCAGAAGCCAAGGTCGAGACGAAACCAAAACCAAAGCCCAAGGCGAAACCAAAAGTCGATACTGACGATGCCGAGACGACGCCAGATGGCGGCGGTGATGAAATCTCTCTTGAGGATTTGCATGCCATGGTCATGCTGAAGTCGCGCGCAGGGCATCAAAGCACGATCCGCGAGTTTCTGGACGGGTTTAATGCGCGGAAACTGAGTGACCTGACATACGATCAGCGGCGTGGGATGCGTGCATTGGTCGAAGCCTTGGGGGATAAAAAATGAACAAAGAAAACCTGAAGACCCTGATCGCGACCGTCGAAGAGGCCGGAAAGAGGGGTGAGTTCGACCTGGACCATTACACGCATGAATGCGGCTCGCCCGCATGCATTGCGGGATATGCGGCACACTTGCTGGGCCGATTACCAACCGATTTTGCGCTTAGCAATTACGACTTCCACAAAATCCTCGCGGATTATCTGGACGTGCACATGTACGAGGCGAGTGAGATCGCTGAGGGTTTCTGCGGCCTCGACGGGATAAACGTAGAACCGAGGTCCAAGGAGGCCGTACAGTATCTGAAGGACATGTTGGAGGCGGGCCGCGTGCTAACGTGGCGCAGCTACTTTGACGCACATGGTTGGGACTAAAAGGATAGATCGATGGCTCAGATCGCACACGCCAAACTGGGCGCAAGCAACGCCCACCGATGGATGGTCTGCCCAGGCAGCGTGGCTGCGGAAGATGGGCTACCCGACAAGACAAGCCCGTTTGCGCTTGAGGGGACTGAGGCGCACGACCTTGCGGAGAAAGCGTTGTCGGCTGAGTTCCCTCAAGCGGTTCTGGATGAGTATCCGAACAGCGAGATGGCCGAGTTCGTGCGCGTCTACACTGACTATGTTTTGGCGCATTCCACGCCCATCGCCGCGGACGCGATGGAAATCGAACAGCGCGTTGATTACAGCGACTGGGTTCCCGGTGGCTTTGGCACCGCAGACGCTGTGATCGTGAACGGGAACACCCTCCACGTCGTTGATCTCAAATACGGCATGGGTGTGCGCGTCGATGCCGAGGAAAACCCGCAGGGCATGCTATATGCTCTCGGCGCTTATGCAATCTGGTCGATGTTTCAGCATATTGATCGCGTCTTGATAACCATCGTGCAGCCAAGGCTGGATCACATCAGCGAATGGGAGATCACCGTCCCGGCGCTGCTGCGCTGGGCTGAACTGGCGAAGCAACGCGCGGAGTTGACCGCAGAGGCAGACGCCCCGCGCGAGCCGGGGGAAAAGCAGTGCCGCTTCTGCAAAGCAAAGGCGTCATGTCAGGCGCTGATGAGGCACACCGAGGCGACGTTGCTTTCGGACTTTGACGACCTCGACAACATGCCCAAAGCCAACACGCTTACAGAACAGCAGATGCGCGTGGCCCTCGACGCCAAGCCGCTGATCGAAGGTTGGTTGGGTGCGATTGAGAAGTTGGCCAAGGATCGTCTTGAAGATGGTGACGGGTTTCCGGGCTACAAGCTGGTCGAGGGGCGCAGCAATCGTAAATGGTCTGACGAGCGGGAAGCCGAAATGGCTCTGACAGAGTTGCTGGGGGACAAGGCGTTCAGCAAACCCAAGATCGTTTCCCCGGCGCAAGCCGAAAAGGCGTTGGGTAAGACCCGCGCCGCTGAGATCGGGGGATTGATTATCAAGCCCCATGGCGCACCGACACTTGCGCCAGAAAGTGATAAGCGACCAGCCATTGGCGTGTCGCTAGAAGATTTCGGTGATGTCACCGAATAGCCGCAACGCCCTGTTGCAAAAACCTGAAAGGTAATAAAATGTCAAAAATCAAACTGAACAACGTCCGCATCTCGTTCCCAAGCCTGTTCCGCAAGGCGACGTTCTCAGGCGAGGAAACAAAGTTCGAAGCGACCTTCTTGTTGGACAAGGAAACGCAGGCAGACAAGATCGCAGAGATTGAGACTGCGATCAGCGACCTGACCAAAGACAAGCTGAAAGGCGCAAAGCTGAAGGCTGACAAAATCTGTCTCAAGGATGGGGACGATATTGATTACGTTGGTTATGCCGGGAACATGTCGATCAAGGCGTCTAACGCCAAACGCCCGATGGTTCTGGATCGTGATCGCACGCAACTGGCTGAAGAAGACGGGCGCATTTACGCTGGCTGTTATGTGAACGGTGTCTTGGAACTCTGGGCGCAGAACAACCAGTACGGCAAGCGTATCAACGCCAACCTTCTTGGCGTCCAGTTCATCAAGGATGGTGAGCCGTTTGCGGACGGTGTCACAGCCAGCCTTGACGACTTCGATCATTTTGATGACGTGGACGAAGACGACTTCATGTAAAATTTTAGGGGCGGCGCTTGTCGCCCCTTTGCTCATGCCGGATATGGAGGACACCCCTCATGGCGCTAATACTCGACGTAGAATGCTACCGCGACTATTTCCTGATATGCTTCCTTGATCGACAAAACGGCAAGGTGGCGTCCTTCGAGATGTACGACGGTAAGCCGCTGAACGTGGCGAAGGTTGCGAACTTGATGCGCAACCACTTGACGATCAGCTTCAACGGGAACCACTATGACCTGTTGATGATCGCGGCAGCGCTGCAAAACCGTAGCTGCGAAGAACTCAAGGAACTGAGCGATACGATCATCACCAGCGGCAAGCAGGCGTGGCAGGTCGGCAGGGATGAGAAGATAAAGATACCACCGCAGTGGGACCACATCGATATCATTGAGGTCGTGCCGGGACGGGCGAGCCTCAAAGTGTACGCGGGGCGGCTGGGGTATCCCAAGCTGCAAGACCTACCCATTGAGCCTAGCGCAAGCATCTCGCCAGGAGATCGCGAACTGCTGAAAAAGTATTGCGCGAACGACCTGCGTGTGACCGACGGGTTGTTTTGCTCAGTTGATAAGCAAGTGGCTCTGCGGGCTGACATGGGTGAAGAATATTTTGTCGATCTTAGATCGAAGTCTGACGCCCAGATCGCGGAAGCCGTGCTGCGCTCGGAAGTGGAAACCGTAACCGACAAGCGCCTAAGACCGACGAAGTACAAAGACGATCAGACGTTCCGCTACGTGGACCCAAAGATCATTTCTTTTAAGTCACCAGAACTCAACGACATCCTGCGTCGCGTGTTAGATGAAAAATTCGAAACCGGGGCCAACGGTTCTATCACCATGCCGCGCTGGTTGAAAGACACGAAGATCGCGATTGGTGACGGTCAATATCAGATGGGTGTGGGGGGTCTGCACTCATGCGAGAAGGGCCAGAGCGTGTACGCTGGGGCAGGCAACGTCTTGGCCGACTTCGACGTGGCGTCGTACTATCCGTCCATCATCTTGCAGCAGGGTATCACGCCAGACAACATGGGCGACGTGTTCTCGCGGGTTTACCAGAGCATCGTCGATCGGCGGATCAAAGCAAAGCGAGCGGGCGACAAGGTCACAGCGGACACGCTGAAGATTGTCGTCAACGGTAGTTTTGGGAAACTGGGAAGCAAGTACAGCGCCCTCTACGCGCCGAACCTCTTAATCCAGACCACCCTGACCGGACAGTTCGCATTGCTGATGCTGATCGAACGGTTGGAAAAGATCGGGGTTAAGGTCGTCAGCGCGAACACCGATGGGATTGTGGCGTTGTACCCCAAGAGCCTTGAGGACGAAGTTGGGGTGGTGATGTGGAACTGGGAGTTGGACACGTCTTACACCTTGGAACGCAGCGACTACCGCAGCCTGCACTCGCGCGATGTGAACAACTACATTGCGATCAAACCTGACGGCTCTACGAAGCGCAAGGGTGCTTTTGCCGAACCGGGGTTGATGAAGAACCCGCAGTTCACAATCGTGTCCGACGCGGTTGCCGCACACCTCGCAGGCAAAGCCGATTACTGGGAAGTCATTCGTGGGTGCCGAGACATCAACAAGTTCGTGATGCTGCGCAAAGTCACTGGCGGTGCAATGTGGCGCGATCAGGCTTTGGGTAAGGCGGTGCGTTTCTATTACAGCACAGATGTCGGGCCAGACGAGACGATCAACTACGCCAAGAACAGCAACAAAGTTCCGCAGAGCGACGGCGGCAGGCCGTGCCTTGATTTGCCAGAAGAGTTCCCAGAGGATGTGGATGTTGAACGGTATGTGGGGATGGCGCAGATGGTCTTTAAGCAGGTGGGGGTGAGTATATAAAATGCTTGAACGTGATGTGGAGAAGGCGCTGGTGCGCAGAGTTAAAGCGCTGGGCGGTACATGTGAGAAGTTCACTTCGCCCACCAAGCGGTCTGTGCCTGACCGCATCGTCACAATGCCTGGGGGCAAAATCATTTTCGTTGAGTTGAAAGCACCGGGGAAGGAACCGACGCCCCTACAAGAGCGGGACCACGCGGCTCGCAGAGCGTTGGGCTGTGACGTGCGGGTGATCGATAACAAGGATGACGCGAATGCTTTCACGCCATAACCTTCACGCCTACCAAGAGCGCGCGGTCAGCTTTATCCTCAAAGAGAAGCGTTGCATGTTGGCGCTTGAGATGGGGCTGGGGAAAACGACCTCAACCTTAACCGCGATCTGCGACATGCTTGACGGCTTTCTAGCACGGAAGGTTTTGGTCGTCGCACCGCTGCGCGTTGCGAACAGCGTGTGGGCGCAGGAGACGCGGCTGTGGGGCCATCTCAAGCACTTGCGAGTGTCAGTCGCCACGGGTAGCGACAAGGCGCGCAGGCAAGCGTTGAGCCTCGACGCTGACATCTATGTCATAAACCGTGAGAACATACCGTGGCTCGTTGAGCATTACGGGTCGCGCTGGGACTTTGACGTTGTCGTGATTGATGAAAGTTCATCGTTCAAGAACGCGTCGAGCAAACGCTTTAAGGCGCTGCGCAAGATGCTGCCAGAGATTGACAGCGTCGTCCTGCTGACCGGGACACCCAGTCCGAACGGCCTTCTTGACTTGTGGGCGCAGATGTATTTGGTGGACTACGGCGAGCGTCTTGGCCGCACTCTGACAAACTACAAGCAACGGTTCTTTGAGGCAGACTATTGGGGCCGTAAGTTTGAGCCGCGCAAAGGCGCAGACCATAAGATACACGACCTGCTGACAGACAAAATCATTCACATGAGTGCTGACGATTACTTGGATGTCCCGGCGCGGATCGATCTTAGCGTGAAAGTTCCGTTGAATGCCACCACGCTGCAAAGCTACTTGCATTTCGAACGGACCATGTTGGCCGAACTGGACGACGGTGAAGAAGTCGAGGCATCCACCGCCGCCGTGCTGGCGAACAAGTTGATGCAGTACGCCAATGGCGCACTCTATACCGATGCCAACGGGAACTGGTCAGAGACACACAAGGCGAAGCTGGACGCGCTTGCAGAGATCGTTGAAGACAACGAGGGGGAAACGATGCTTGTGGCCTATAACTACAAGTCCGATCTCGCCCGCTTGCTGAAGAGGTTCCCGCAAGCCAGGGTTTTGGATAAAAAGCAAGAAACGATTGATGCTTGGAACCGTGGCGAAATCCCAATGCTCTTAGCCCACCCTGCCAGTGCTGGGCACGGGCTTAACTTGCAGAAGGGTGGGGCGCTGTGCGTGTGGTTTGGATTAAACTGGTCGCTTGAGCTATACCAACAGTTCAACGCGCGCCTTCACCGACAAGGGCAAACGCGCCCCGTTAGGGTGGCGCATATCTTAGCCAAAGGCACTATCGATGAGCGCGTGATGAGCGTGCTTGGAAACAAAGACGCCGTGCAGCGCAACTTGCTGAACGCATTGAAACCGCAAACCGGAAGGTAACACCATGACCAACGAAGAACTCGACAATCTTGTGAGAGACTTGCGCATCGCGCACCGCTTTCCCAACCAGCGCGCCGTCTTCAAGCTGTGCGACACAGCGGCTGACGTGATCAAAGAGTTGCGCGAAAAGAAAAAGGCGTCAGCGCCTAAACGCCAACGCCAAAAGGAAGAGCAAGAAAAGCTTTTTTAGCGTCCGCCGCCACCGCGCAAACGGCGAACATCTTGTGGCGCAAGACCCGTTTCTCGTTGTATCGCCCCACCTGCGGGGATTAATCCAAGACCCGCAGAAAGACCTTGTCGCGTTCCTTGCCTGATCAGGTCTTCTGGGCGACCCGAAATTGTAGCCATGTTATCCAACATCGCACGAAGCGATGCCAATTCAGACGGGCCGCGCTGGCGGGCGGCAAACGGTGAGATTTGACTAAGTATGTCTTGACGGGTTTCTGGCAAACTTTCCCCGCCGAGTGCGGCAATCCTTGCTATTTCGGATTGGAGGGTTCCCTGTTGCGTGGCGAGGCGGTCGATCACGCCTTGCGCGCTTTGAGCCGCGTCACTGACCGCTTCAGCGGCGGCTAGACGGGGCGCTGTTGGTGAACCACCACCAAGCGCGCGCATTCTTAGAGGTGCAATGGCTTGCTCCAAACCTGCAATGAAGCTATCCGCTTGATCTCCTAGCACCATGCGTAATTTGTCTTGCGCCTCGCGCGATCCTAGTTTGCGCAAGGCATTGACCGCTTCCCTAGCTTCTTGGTCATCTGGGTTAAGATTTGAAGATACGCGCGCCATGATATCATCAATATATTGCCGCATGCCGCTACGGACATTTCCCAGTTCACCGGGGGTCATATCCGAAATGGCTATTTGCACGTCTTCACGCCGCATAGACCCCAGAACATCAAACCCCGTTTCAAAAGCCTCTCTGCTACCAATGACTTCAGCAGCCGCAGACCGAGCAGCGCTATATTCAGGTACAAGCTCGTCTAGCGTGTTGCGAATGTTGGTTTTCAAAGATGTGAGGGTGACAACATCTTCTGCCTCACCCGCTCTGACGGCGGCGCTTGCGCGACCTTGCAGGGCACGGGTGATGTAGTCGATTTGTCTAACATCCGGCAGCGTCTCAAAACCAGTGATGTTTCCGGCAGCGTCAAGTTCTGCGAGAATTTGGTTTGATCGCTCGCCTTCACGGCGCATCAAAGTGTTGGCACGACGAATGATGTCGTCATCAACGCGATCAATAAGGCGCTCAAGCGCAGCACCTTGAGGGGTTGAGTAGTCAATGCTCTGCGCATAGGCGTTGTCGTACACTTCTCTGCGCGCAGATTGTGTATTTTTCATAAGCTGCGCCTGCTGCAATCGGACGCCAGACGGTACACCCAAAGCATCGTCAAGTTGCTCAACTAAATTACGAGACGCCTCATCGGCTTGGCTCGTAATAAGTTCGCGAGCTTCTGTCCGCCCTGCTGATGGAACAGACATCCCAAGGTCTAACAGAGAACGCATCTCGTCTGATGTTTCCGCAAGAGAACGCGGCACGCTGGCTTCCGCAATGTCGCCACCCGCCTCAAAGCCGCGTGCAACAGATGCAACCTGCGCTGCGGGTGGTGTCAGCCCCAGCTCACCAGCAATATTACTTTGCCGAACTCGCGTCGGTGCGCCAGCCAATTTACCAACCCCAGCCCCCAGCAATGGACCCAAAGGCCCAAGGGCTGCACCCGTTAAAGCCCCAGTTCCCCCGCGCTGTATTGCTGATACGCGTCGAGATTCCGGGTCTGTGCCAGCGCCGTACCCGCTGACAACGCCTTCCGCCCCACCTGCCACCGTGCCACCAAGCGCCCCGCCAACTAACGCCTTACCAAGACTCAGCGCGCGCCCTGGAAGCGCGAGTGGAGCGGCAAGAACCCCTGTACCAATCCCTGTTCCGAGTTGAGTTAGCATAGCCTCTGTAGGTCGTGCTTCCATCATGGAGTCGGCTGCAAAACGCTGCGCGGCTGCGGCTTCTGGCCCGTATATCATGCCCGTAAGTTCATCGGTGTATTCGCCAACAAAAGGGATGCCTCGAAGGGCGCTGGCCCCCCTACTTAGCTGCGGTGCATCCTGCACTTGTTGTTCTGCGATGCTTCGTCGCGAAGCCTGCCCAGGTGTCAAACTTTCAGACATTATCTGAGCTATGCGGTCTGGGTCGTTGGTGGCGTATCCTTCTGATACATACGCATCAGTACCATCTTCCGTGTTGCGAATGACTACGCCCGCTGAAGACGCCCCTGGGTCGCTTTCACGCACGGCGTCATATGCTTCTCGCGCATTATCGGCGGTCACAGTGGCTCTACGCCCGTCCATTGTGAAAACACGGAATGTAATTTGTCCCATTGGCTCAGTTATCCCAAGTTACGTTTGGTGTACTGGACGCTTGCCCGCTTGAAGCGCGTTGGCGATCAATAGCGCTTTGCCCAATTCTGCGCATTTCCCGTAGCGTTGTTATTGAACCAATTGGGTCGTCCGGGTCTAGATTACCCCGCATGGCCGACAGGGCTTTGCGTTCAGAATCAGAGAGAGCGCCGACAGTTACTTCCCCCAAAGCTTCAAGCAGAGTGCCAGTTTTCAATGTTTCAATCGCCCCCAAGAACCGTTGGTACTCAGGCGATTGAACAAAAGTTTCCCAAGCCCGCCCCGCACGGGTCATAAGCATTGGGTTTATAACTTCCTCACCCGTTGAGGGGTCAAAACCTTCAATTAAGAAATCAAGAGATTCATCAATAAGGGGGAGCGTTAGTTGTTCTGCTTTTTCTGCCGCCCTTTCAATTTCTGTCGCCACTTCCTTGGCCGCAGTTTGGCTAGCCGCGAGAGCCTCGCGTTCTTCGCGTAGGCGATCAACTCGACGCTGCGCTTGTTCAATCATTGGCCCGTAATCCAAGCCTGTGATACCGCCCGTGATAGCTGTTTTGGTCAATTCATCAAGAGACTGATTAGCCTCTGCGATCTGTTGATCTAAGGCTGAAATTTGTTCCGCTGGTGTTGCCGCAGCAGCAGGCTCGGTTGGTATTACCGCGGCAGCAGGGTCGGTTGGTGTTGCCACAGCAGCAGGGTCGGTTGGTGTTGCCACAGCAGCAGTAGCAGCCGCAGGGGCAGGTGACGGCGTTACCCCACCACCCATTGCAGCGCGCGTTTGCGAAATCAGATTGCGGTATAGGTTGGCCGTTTCCGTATCACCCGTGGCTTCAGCAAAAAGCAAGGCTTGCTGAAGGTTCATAAGGCTTTGGGCTTGGCCTTGAGTTCTCAGCCGCTCGCGTTCCCGCGCACTTTCATAGCCCCCAAGCGTTTCCGCAAAGAAGTCAGTGTCACGGCCAGCAAACGATGCCCCTGCGTCTCGCAGAGCCGCGAAGCCCAGCATCATACGCTGCTGCCGTGACAGGTTGGCGTATGGGTCGGTCGGGCTTGTATCCGGCGCGTCGGAAAAGCCGCCAAAAAGGTTGCTCATAAACCCTTGGGGCTGCGGATCAGGTGTCATCGCCATGCTTGGTACTCCTTGAGGGGCTGCGCCCCCGATGTTTTCTTGCGCCCATGCCCGTGCCCAATCCGGCGTACTTGTGCTGCGGTGTGACGGCCCCCAATAGCGCGACGGCCCCACGTCAAAGTGCAGGGTGTTGTCGTAAAACCCAAAGCCCGTGAAACCTGCGTCCCGCGCCTGAGAAGCCAACGCCAAGCGTTGGTCGATCGGCATTCCACGCACGTTAATGTCAAACGCATTCCCGTGCGTGTGCTGACTGTTCGACGCGCCTCCGACTTGGCGATTATACTGCGGGCTACGATAACCGGATATAACGTCGAGCGGTTGGCCGTATGCCGCGTTCAAGGCGTCGTAGGCTGCTTGCGCTTCTGGACTGATAGCCATTTACAAAAACCTTAAACCGGAGCCACGCCTTGCTCAATTCGCAAGCCAGCATAGTTGACCCGCAGATATCCGTCTTTGCCTGTCTCAACCAAGTGCGGGTAAATCTCTTCAAGCTCTTG